AAGTGTGGATACAGAGAGTTTAAGTCAAAGCTGGCGACATAGTGATGCATACCAATTTGTGGGTCTTTAACATACGCACCTTCAAATGCTGATGTTTTATTTTGTTTAACTTTAGGTGGAACAATGATGCCTTTTTCCAAAAGATAGGAATAAGTCATTGCATCCCACATACGAGTTTGTGCAAAGATATCTTCGTAATTTGTTTTCGTGTCGTAAGCCAGAGTAAGACCAAGTTCAATCAACTTTAACTTATCTTCCAAGCGAATAATAAGATCAACGTCTTTGATGTTATACTCAATAAACTTTTGGTAGTTTTCACGATATAGTGCGTGAAGGTTATCATACTCATCGTATGAAAGTTTACTATCACCAAGTTCCACATTAGCGATATTATCCAACTTATAAGAATCTTGTGACTTACCTCCCGGTGCATACCAACGATATAGTTCAATATAATCTAATGATGATATGCCAACCATTTCATATGCAATCAGTTCACGATTGTTTGAAACAACTTTACGCTCACTAATCATACCCCATGGTGAAAGTTTCTTTGTCTCATCTTCACCTAGAATACGGCGAAAACGATTAATCAAATAAGGGATATCAAAGAACTTTGTATTCCAGCCAGTCAATACATCAGGACAGTTCTCTTGCCAGTATTGCAGAAACGATTTGCACAAGGTGTATTCATCTTTACACTTGATGTACTTCTCTGAACCTTTCGTTTCATAATCACCACAACCAAACACAACTGTTTCACTTTTTAGAAAGGTCACACAGATTGCGGTGATTGGTTCGTTAGCAAGGTATGGGTCAGGAAATCCATTCTCCGAGCCAACTTCGATATCAGTAATTGCAATGGAGATATCATCAATATTCCAATCAATCATTTTTGGATGTTCATCAGCAATGAATGCATACTGATAGCCTGTGTTGCCATAGATTTTGAAATTGGATACTTCATCGTATCTCTTAACAAAATCACGAGCATCACGGATGGATTCAAACTTCATTGGTTCAAGGTATTCACCATTGAGAGTTTTGAATTTCGTTTCTTTCTTCGCTGGCAGAAAGAGAGTGGGCGTATAGCCAATCTTCATCTTGACTCTACGCCCATCTTTCACACCACGGTATAGAATATTGTTGCCTACAACAGCAACATTTGTATAGTATCTAGTCATTCATCATTATATCAGAATTTTGTGCCGGCACCGGCAATTTGAATACCACTACCAAAGATTGTATTGTATTGATTTTCCAATTCAACCACTGGATTATTAATCGTTAAAATATCTGAGTGGTTAATTTTTATACCTGTTTTAAACTCTTGAGAATATTCTAAGTATGGAGAAAAAGCAATTGATCCTGGATCATTGGCTGATCTTGGTGGAATTGAAACAACCTGAACCGGTTGCTTGATGATCACGAAAGAATCTTTGGTTGATTCTGTTAAATCACCCATCAAAGTTTGATTCGTTTTAAAAGTTATTAATTTAATTGCCATTATGCAGCCACCTCATAAGAAGCATCATAAACAGCTAACGTAACCCATCGTTTTGGAAACAACATTTCCCGACCACGAAAGTCGTTCATGTCTAAGGTTGGGTCTTGTATCAGACCAATCAATTCAACCTTGTTGTCAAATTCACGGAGAAACAGATCATACTTGTCTGCCCGTGTTAATTTGTTATCGATAGCCATTTTTTTTGCGAGTTCACGAATGTTCATCATTCACCTTTATTAACATAGAAAAATCATTATAACATAATTATTGTTAGAGTGCAAGGATTATGTTATGTTTTTAACTTCTTTTGCCGTTTCTGTAAAGTTAAATTTACAATATGAACAGCTCCATCTTTCATTTTAAAATCTAATTTATCTTTGAGTTTCCAACCCATTTCTTCCATCAATTCATCAGGCAATTCAATAATCGCATCACCATTATCACAGATTTCTAAAACTTTACTTTCATACATTTTTGACATTTATATCACACTTTTCCAAAAATGCTATACCCTCGGTTGAACGATAAGTATTACGATAATAAACGGAATTAATTCCGGCCTGGTGTATAATCTTCGCACAATCCAAACAAGGTGCATGAGTCACAAACAATGCAGCACCTTCACTTGAATTGGTGCTGCGAGCAATCTTTGCGATAGCATTTGTTTCTGCATGAAGGACCTCTGGTTTAGTTTTTAATACGATTCTGTGTATCGCACCCTCATATCCTGAGTACAATTCTACAGTTTCGTTTTCACAGTTGTTATCCCAACCTGCGGGCATACCGTTGTAACCAATACCAATGATAGTGTTGTCTTTTACTACAACACAACCAACTTGAAGGCGCTTAGCAGAGGACAACTGAGCATAAACCTCAGCTGCCTTCATATGTGCATCAATATATTTTTCTTTCATACTTCAATTGTTTTCAATTTAAATTTATCAGCCCGATCTTCATAACCAATATATCCACGAGGATTACAAACAATCCTAGTCTCACCCACAACATAATCGAAAGTTTCATGTGTATGGCCATGAGTCCATAATTTTATTTGTGGATGATCTTCAATGAAGAAATCTAATGATGAACTGTAACCACCATTCATCAAAGTTTCATATTGATATTTTGGATGTGTAGAGAGTTTTGATGGTGCATGATGACCAACAACAACAAACTTTTGGTCATTTTTACCTTCAACAACATGGCGAATGTAATCAACCATTTTCTTATGGTCTTCCACAGCATCTTCAGGTGAAAACTTAGCCACACGCTCACGGAAATTACCCTCAGCATCACGGAATGAAACTTTTTTATTACTATTTTGCACACAACGAAAATCATTCATCATTCTACCTATAGAATGTAATGTCATAGGATCTTCATTGTTCATATCTGTCCACAAAGTTCCAGCAATAAAAGTAACACCTTCAAGTGTAACTTTTTCTTTATCTAAGACGTACAGATTTTGTAGGTAATGGAGATTGTATTTCAAATCTCTCATGGTGTCTCTGAAATCACCATGATAATGTTCATGGTTGCCGGCAATGTAGATCACATGCTTAAATTCATCAGAGCAGTTCTTAAAAAAATCGTGAATTGATTCTGATTTGCTCATAGGTGAGCCAAGCTCTAGTAAGTCCTTAGCAACACAGATATCACCTGATAGCACAAGCACATCAGCGTTATCCGTATTTCTAAGAATTATACCACCAAATTCAAGATGTAGATCGGAACAAACTGCGATTTTCATAATATATCCTCACAATACTACCATTATAACACAATGGCATAAAGAATACGGCAATCATTTTACAATATTAAATGCCGCTTTATTAACTAAAAAGGTTCGTTGTGGATTATCTTCTGAATAAACCTTAATGAAAGCCTTTTCTTCAACTAATGTAACATCATCCATATTTTTACAATATACCACATCTCCGGTATAAATGTTTTTCAGTTTCGTAGGTTTCATAACAAAAATCCATATTAATACATTTGTTCTGGTTTTTTACCAATGTTATACTTTGTAACCAATTCCCATTCATGTTTTTCTTTGAATGATATAATTTTAATCTGATGCAATGGTGCTATATTGTCAATCATAATTTGTGGGTTCAATATAGTTACCAAACCCCATTCTTCTAACAATTTAGCAATAGCATTCCGTCTTTGAATATCATTTTCAGATATGTTAGAAGGTTTGCCATCTAATGCGAACAATTCTTTAAAGTGTACAATGAAATATTGGCCTTGCTTATGAAGAATGTGGCAAGATTGATACAACACCTTTTCTTTGCGTGATGATACACCAATCCGGGTCAATGTTTCACGAACCTTCAAAAAATCATCTTGCTCGTTGAGATTTACTTCAACAAACTTTTTTAAATCTACCATGATGTTTATCCACCTGTATTGGTTTTTTCTTTTAATAGTTGGATTTGTTCATCACTTAGTAGGCGTAAAGCTTCAATAGCTTTGGAATCTGACAGGCCATAGGCCAGTTTGACACATTCTATATTTTCACTTTTTTCAGATTTAACCCACTTTGCGAAAGGTCTTTTTCTAGACCTTACGGTATTTATCAAAAAATCATTTTGAAGTTTTTTGTCTAGGAAATGTCTCCGGTTCATCTCATTGGCATACATGATACAGTCGGAATGATAAGATAGCGACCTATTGACCAGAAAAGGGATATAGTCCTTCTCTGTCAATTCATCAACAATGAGTTGTTTTTTGTTCTGAAGAATAGCGTTTACATAGTCAAATGGGTTGCTCATGTTAACATCCTAATCAAACCAATTGAATCAATCGTTGTCAACAGGATATAGTTAGCCAACATGCCAAATGATTTCCGGCTAAAAGAAGCCCAAGCATACAAAGAACAACCAAATATCCAAACAGGATAAAGGTG